CATCGACGGCAACGAGGACGGAAACAGACTCGCATCCGAGACGGCCGGCATGACGCCTACCGAGTGGGTGCGGTCCCTGGGGATGTTCCCTGAGTTGGGGGACGTGCTGCGGACGGTGAGCCGGGAGGAGATCCTTCAGGCGCGGTTGCGAGTCATTGCCCGGCACCGCGGGCTTGCCCATGTGGGGATGGGCGTGGTCGAGCTGCTCATGGGCCAACTCGCCCTGCTGTCGAACCACATCGAGGACTTCGAGGAGTTCGCCGGCCGATTGTGCGAAGACGACAAAGACCCGGCCCGCTTCAATGCGTTCATGCGGGCGATCAGTCTGCAGGAACGCTCGGCTACCATCCGCAACCTGGCACAGACATCCCGGCAGCTGGTGGCTATCGAGCGGCAGGCGGTGGGCCTGCCCATTGGCGATGCGGAGGACGACCAGGACGCGCAGCGCGCGAAGCGGCCGGTATTCCGTGCCTACTACCAGGGCCGGACGTCGCCTGCGCCCATCAAGGGATGATGCGATGGGTGCTGTGCGAGAACTTGGGGCGGCATTGACGATCACGGCGCGACCGAGGCCAGATTGGGGTCTGGGCGTTTCCAGCGGCGCTTGGCGGGCGGCTCCTCCTTCCCGCTTGCCACCTCGCTCGTGCCGTGTCCTGGCGCGGTGCGGTCGTGACACCGATCCAGGCTGCCGAGCTGGCGTGGTCGCACGGCGGCGCGCTGGAGATCGGCGACGGCGGTCTGCGGGTGACAGTACCATGGTGCGTGCGAAGGTGGGGGGGTGGCATGAACTTCGGTGAGCGGCGGGATGGGATCGGATGGCTGGCCGGCTGGCGGACCTACATCGTAGCGGCCTCCCTGGTGCTGACGGCCGCGGCGTCGTTCGCCCTGGGCGACGCGACGCTGGGCGAGGCGATACGGCAGGCGCTGGAGGGGCTTGGGCTTGCCGCCCTGCGCCTTGGCATCGCGGGGCAGCGATGAGCGAGATCGAGGTATTCGTCGGCGTGTCGATCGTCCTGGCGCTCGCCATGGTGGTCGGGGCCCTTGCTTGGTTATTGTGGAGTAGTAGCGGCCGCCCAGCGCGGCGCAGGCGGCCGCGGTCGTGAATGGAGGTCGAGGACGACGTCACAGAGTACGTTGCCGAGCCTACGGCGCAGCGTTTCCACGCCTCGAATGCCATCGTCAAGGGGATCGTGGGCCCGCTGGGCTCTGGCAAGTCGGTAACGGTGTGCTGGGAGATCATCAGGCTGGCCGGGCTCCAGAAGGCGGACAAGAACGGCATCCGGCGCTCCAGGTGCGCCGCGATCCGCAACACCTACGGCGAATTGAAAACGACGACCATCGAAACGTGGCTGCACTGGTTCTCCGACATCACGACGATGCGCTGGGCCCATCCCATAAAGGCGATGGTGGAGTGCCCTGGCGTAGATCCAGTTACGCAGGAGGAGGACGGGACCACGGTCAAGCTGGAGATCCTGTTCTTCTCGATGGACCGACCGCGGGACATCAAGAAGCTGAAGTCGCTCGACCTTACCTTCATCTGGCTCAACGAGTGCTCGGAGTTGGCCCTTGCCACGTTCGAGATGGCCTGGGCGCGCCTGTGGCGCTACCCGCCCATGAAGGACGGACCCGGCGCGACGAACAGCGTGTTGTTGATGGACAGCAACCCGCCAGACGACGACCACTGGTACTACCGGCTCGCGGAGGAACAGGACCCGGTTGTGCTGGAGGCGCTGCGCGAGCAGATGGAGCAGTATCTAGGCGACGACCGGCCGCTGATGCAGTTCTTCCGCCAACCGCCGGCCCTGCTGCGCACGCCGGGCAAGGACGGACTCATGGAGTGGTCGCCGAATCCCGAGGCCGAGAACGTTCGCAATCACAAGCTCGGACACGGGTACTGGCTACAGATGGTGGTCGGGCGACCGCGGGAGTGGATCAAGGTGTTCGTTGAGGGCAACTACGGCGTGGTCACGGATGGGATGCCCGTGTACCCGGAGTACAACGACGAGATTCACTGCGCCAGCTACGAGATCAAGCCCATCGAGGGCATCGGGCTGCGCTTTGGCTGGGACTTCGGGCTCACGCCCGCCCTGGTGATTGCGCAGATGACTCCAATGGGCCAGCTCCGAGTGATCGACGAAATCTGCGCCAGGGCGGTCGGACTGCGCACGTTCGTGACACACGTCGTCATGCCGCACTTGCACAGACACTACTCGCGCTGGCCGATCCCGGACATGCTGGCATCGAGCACCGGCGATCCCTCCGGCGAGGGCCGCGGGGACGTTGACGAGTCGCAGAGCTGCATCATCGAGCTGGAGGACCAGGGCATCCCGACCGTCGGCGCGTATACCAACGAACTGGTGCCGCGCCGCGAGGCCGTTGCGGGCTTCATGACGCGCATGCTTGGCGACGGACAGCCTGGATTCCTGCTCTCGCCGAAGTGCAAGGTTCTGCGCAAGGGCTTCCGCGGTCACTACCGGTTGGAGCGCATTCAGGTAGCCGGCACCGAGCGGTATCGCTCCGAGCCGGTCAAGGACATGTTTTCCCACCCACAGGACGCGCTGCAATACATCGCGCTCGGCCTGGACATGAAACAGAGAGATGTACGAAGAAGAAGCCTTCGGGGATCAAGGCGCAGCCGCGCCGGGCTCGCCGACGCCACCGCCGGATACTAGCGCCGTCCTTACCGACGAGCAGGCCGACGCCCTGCGTTCGCTGGGGGAGACGCTGTTCAGCGAATTCGACATGGCGCGCAAGCTGCGTCGCTCGCAAGAGGACGTGTGGCTGGAGAACCTGCGCCAGTTGAAGGGCATCTATGACCCCGAGACAATGGCGCGGATCGGCAATAGGCGCTCCAAGGTCTTCATCCGCATGACGCGCGCCAAGCTGAAGGCGATCAACTCGCGGGTGCGCGACCTGCTGTTTCCCGCGGGCGACAAGAACTGGGCCATCGAACCCACCCCGGTGCAGGAACTCGTAGAGGACAAGCACCTGGCTGCCGTCGCGCGGCTCATGATGGCGAGGATGCGGACCGGCGTGTACGAGCCGCCGAATGCCGAGGAGGCGCTGTCATACGTGCAGAAGGAGGCCGCCGCCGCCTGCTCTCGGATGGAGGAGGAGATCAACGACCAGTTGACTGACCTCGAGTACGAGAGGCACGCGGTCAAGGTGCAGCACAACGCGCACCTGTACGGCTGCGGCATTCTGAAGGGGCCGCTCAGCGAGGAGATCCATGAGTTTGTCTGGCAGCCCGAGCTGCCGGCCGGCGGCATCCCGCTGGAGACGCAATACGCGCTCACCAAGAAGGCCAGGATGCGCCCCTGGATTGGCGCCGTGAATCACTGGCGCTTCTACCCCGACCCGCAAGCCCTGGCACCGAACGAAGCCGAGTATTTCTGGGAGGAGCACATCCTGACCCGGTTCGATCTGCTGCGACTCGCCAAGCGCCGCGGCTTCAACCAGGACGCGATACGTGCGCACCTTGCCGCCTACCCGAACGGAGACGATGAGACTCCGCAGCGCTGGGAAACCGAGTTGCAGCAGATGCCGGAGGGTTACGACTACGTCGGCCCGCTGAAGAATCGCTATCGGCTGCGTGAACGCTGGGGCTACCTGTCGGGCCACGACCTGCGCAATGCCGGCATGGACATCCCCGAGGAGATGCTCGAAGAAGCCATCGAGGCACGGGTGTACCTGCTGGGCCACACGCCCGTGAAGGCGAGCAAGAATCCTCTCCCTGGCGAGTATGGGGTCTATCACTTCTACTACTTCGACAAGGATGAGACGTCGTTCTGGGGCGAGGGTGTTGCCGGGGTGTACGAGCACCCGCAGAAGATGGTCAACGCCTCGACGCGCATGGCGCTGGACAACGGCGCGATCTCGTCGGGCCCGCAGATCGAAGCAAACCGAGCGTTGCTCGACGACGAGGACGACTTCGAGACCATTGTGCCGTTCCGCATGTGGATTCGCACCGGCCTGGGCAGAGACGCGGCCGCGCCAGCGCTGCGGGTGTACGACATCAATTCGAAGATCAAGGACCATCTGGAGCTGCTGAGGGTGGCGAAAGACCTGGGAGACGAAATCTCCTCAGCGCCGTCCTACGCCTACGGACAGCCGTCCAGCCAAGCGGCCAACACGCTCGGCGGCCTGTCCATCCTCATGGGCAACGTCAACATCGCGCTCAAGGACCTGGCTACCGCATGGGACCGCGGCATAACCGCGCCGTTCATCAAGGCGATGTACGCCTGGAATATGGCCTTTAACCCGCGCCGAGACATCAAGGGCGATTTTCGCGTCAAACCGATCGGCGTCACGAGTCTTCTCGCCAAGGAGCTGCGCTCGCATGCGCTGGAGACGTTCCGCACGTCTACCGCGAACCCTATTGACGGTCCATTCACCAAGCGTGTCGCTCTGCTGCGCGAGACGGCCAAGGCGCTCGACCTCGCGCCCAACGAGTTGGTGGCAACAGACGACGAGATAGAGCACTACAAGACGACGGGCATCGCCTCCTGGGTGATCCCTCCGCCGCCAATGATCGGGCCGCCTTCAGGGCAAGGGATGCCTGCGAGATCGCCTCTTCCTGGCAACCCGGCAGCCCTGGAAGCCGGGCCAGCGCAAAGGCAAGGTGAACCGCTGTGAAGCTCCCGCGCGATCAAATGAAGATGCTGCTCGGCGAGTGCCGCGAGGCGTCCGGCAATGCAATCGGCAAGGCGTTCATCGGTTACGCCGAGCTGGTGATCGAGGAACTGAAAGAGGAACTGGTCGACCCTGGCAATGGTGAACAGGTGGATCTGACCATCAAGGGGGCGATTGCAGGGATGCGCCGCTACATCGCGGCCGTGTCCATGAAGCCGCTCACCGACGAGCAAAGGCAGCAGGCGCACGTCATTGACGGCGCCTACAACCCGTAAGAGTACCCCGGCCCTCACGGACACCGGGCAGCGGATACCGGCAACGACCCGCACAACGCAAGGAGTCACGCAATGTCGGAAGCAACGAACCTTGACGCGGAAGCCACACAAGGCTTCCACGCAGCCCGTGATACCGCAGCCGCGACCACGGAGACGCGACAAGCGCAAGGCGCAGATCAGGACGTGGACTATCGGGCCCTGTACGAGCGCGAGCGGAAGTCTCGCATCACGCTTCAGGGCAAATACAACGCCGAAGTCCCTCGCCTGCAAGCGCAGGTGAGGGACCTGGAGAGCAAGGTGACAGCCGGCAAGCCCGCGGCCTCCACTGGGGAAGACGAAGACCTCGAACTGTTCCGATCAGAGAGCCCGTCCATCGCCAAGGCGGTGGATCGGCTGGTCGAGAAGAAGATCGAGGAGATCGTCGCGCCCATGAGGAGTGCAACGGAGACTGCCCAATCGACATCGCAGGAGGCGGCCATCAAGGCGCACTTCGCCGAGATTCGAGCTGCACACCCGGACTTTCAGTCGGTGGTGAATTCCGGTCAGTTCAACGCGTGGATTGCAAAGCTTCCTGACAGCGAGCGCGAGGGCGCGGAGCAAACGCTTGACCAGGGTAGCTCGGCCGACGTGGTCGGCCTGCTGGATCGGTTCAAGCGGCGCGGTGCGCCCGAGCAATCCAACAACCAGGTGGACGAAACCATAGCCGTCACAGGACGCGGGGCGCCGATCAATGCCGGCGCTACCTCGGCCGATGTGGGGGCGCAGGACTTCGCAGCCGGGTTCAATGCGAAACAGCGAGGAACTAGGAAATGATCAACCTCTATGGGGACATCTCGCCGCGCACTGCGGGGTATGCCTCCAGGGATTTGCTCGAACGCCAGCAGCCGTATCTGGTGCTGGAGAAGTTTGGGCAGGGCAAGCCATTGCCCCAGCGCATGACGAAGATGATGATCTTCCGGCGCTACGAGCCTCTGGACAGCACGCCCAACGCCCTGCAGGAAGGTGTCACTCCCGCAAGCAAGTCGCTGCGCAAGACCGATGTCCCGGTCGTGCTGCAGCAGTACGGTGACCGCCTCACCCTCACCGACGTGATCCTCGACACACACGAGGATCCCGTCCTTCAGGAGTCGGTGGACATCCTGTCGGAGCAGTCCGCCCAGATGATCGAGCGGGTTCGCTTCTACGCGCTGCGCGCCGGCACCAACGTGTTCTACGCCAACGGCACAAGCCGCTCGGCGGTGAACACCGTCATCTCGACGGCGCTGCAACGGCGGATCATTCGCGCCTTGAAGCGTCAAAACGCGCGCAAGCTGACCAGTATCATCGGCCCGAGCGCGAACTACGGCACCGAGCCCGTTGCACCGTCGATGGTCGGTCTGGCACATCCCGATGTCGAGGGCGACGTCCGCAACATGGCCGGCTTCGTTCCCACGGAGAAGTACGCGAACATGACTCCCTGGGAGAACGAGATCGGCAAGGTGGAGGAAGTGCGCTACCTGTGGTCGACCATCTTCGAGAGCTGGCCGGATGCGGGCGGTGCGCCCGGTTCGACGGTCATCTCTAACGGCGGCTCGGCTGCGGACGTGTACCCGATCCTCTACATCGCCAAGGATGCCTACGGCATCGTGCCCCTCAAGGGCCAGGAGGCCATCACTCCGATGGTCGTCAATCCGAAGCCTTCGGATTCCGATCCTCTGGCGCAGCGCGGCCACGTGGCTTGGAAGTCGATGCAAGCTGCCGTCATCCTGCAAGACCTGTGGATGGTGCGCGCTGAAGTCGCGGCATCGGTCTAACCGGAGAGGAGACACACATGATTCCCGGACGAGACCTTACCGACCTGACTGGGCGCTCCGGCCTGCTCAACCAGGTGTTCAGCAAGGGCACGCTGGCGATCACCTCTGCCGCTGCACTCACGTTCAAGACGGGCGCAGCGCT